GAGATGGCGGAGGTGGTGGAGCTAATATGGTTCCTAAACTTGTAGATGTAGTTCCTAATACTACTTACACTATCACCATAGGCAATGGAGGAAGTAGTGGTTCTAATGGTGGAGATACTACTTTTGGTTCTACTAATTGGTTTGGCGGTAGAGGAGGTAATTCTTCTGGAGCTGAGTCTAGAGGTGCAATAACTCAAGGTATCTACATATTTAGAGAAGGTGGTGGATATGGGGCAGATGAAGATGGTTCTCCAGGATATAATATGAATAATTATGTAGGTGGTACTAGTGGCGCAGAAGCTGGTGGTGGAGGTGCTGGTGGTAGAGGTAATGGAGCAAATGGCAACCCTGCTGGTACTGGAGATAGTGCCGCTGCTAATACAGGAGCTGGAGGTGGAGGGTCTTCATCAGGTTCTGGTGGACTTGGTGGGTCTGGTTATTTAGAATTAATATGGTTTGAGTAGTTTAATAAGGGTAATATAGGAGATAATATGAAAAATATAGCATTTAGAAGAGCAAGAAACACACAAGCAAAAGGTAGGATGCACGATAAATTTATCGTAGAATATGCTGATACCTCACTATTTACTTACGGTTTCCACAAAAAGGAAGATGGTTGGGAATTTATGGCTGAAGATAAGTTTGAAAAAGAGCTTGAGAAGAATAACAAGTGGGTTGATGAATTTCAGAATAATGAAAAGAAAGAGTTAGATAAGCAAAGAGCAAAAGCTTTAAAGAAGAGACCAGAATTACTTAAACAGAAAGAAGAACAAGAGAAGCTAATGAAAGAATTTGAAGAGTTTAAAGCATGGAAAGCATCACAGAAGTAATTACAACTAGTTAGGAGATAATGTGGCATTTACAACACATGAAGAATATATTGCATCAAATAAGAGTGAGAAGATAATCCTAGGTCATATTCATGCCTCTAAGAGACTCTATAACTTCCTCTCTGACTCTGGCTTATTTGCTAGGGTAACTACTGAGTTTGTCAACAAAGTGTTCCTAGGGACTACTGAGCTTACGAGAGTGGTTAATACTGGTGCAGTTACAGATGCTACTAAGTTTTATTATGATGTAACTACGTCTAAATTATATTTGTATGAGTTTGACCAAGACAATGATGAGATTATAGTAGAATATAGGTTCTTTTTTAGCAATGTACCTATTAATCTAGCTTGGGATTTAGGTTCTGGAGCAGAAGTGGAATATGAACCTAGAATTGTTAAAGTTCCTAAGTTTAAATCCCAAATGAGTCAAGGTAAAAAAGGTATTAATCTAGTTGGTAAGGGTAACTTTCAAATAAACAACAATGATGGCAAGTATGATAGTGTGTATGATACTGTATTCTTTGAAAATAAAGATGCCAATATATATACATTTAACAGAGATTTAGCGGTTTCTGAAGCACAAATTATCTTTAGAGGTACTATTACAGGTAAGCATTTAGACACTAAAGCAATTGTGTTTACATTGAATGATAGTTTATATGCACTAGATGAATTGGTCCCTACTGTTCAATACGGTACAGATGTTATAGATGAAGATTCAAATAACCATAAAAGGATTATATATGGACAGGCAGATAATTTGCAAGTCCAATCATTAGACAAATATGGTTCTGGAGGTATTGTTATTACTGGAACTTTTACTGGTATTACTGGGACAGATTACATTGTAGGTACTGGTACTAATTTTTTAAACGACTTATCTGATGGCGATGTACTTAAGTTTAGTGATTTTGAAGTAACAGTTAACCAAGTAAAGACGAATACCGTAATTAAGGTTAATGAATTAGATAGAACATTTAACAATAGAGATGCTACGCTTATACCGGAGATACAATATAACAATAGAAATAGAGAGTTTCAAGTAGCTGGACATGCTATTAAAAAGAGTACTACTACTATAGATACTATTATATCTAGAAATAGAATTATTTTGACTGATGTAACTGGTTTTAAAGCTGATGATATAATTGACTTTGATGGTGAAGAAAAGACCATTAGAAGAATAAGTGGCAACACAATGGTATTATCTACTAACTTTAACCTACCCCATAGTGCTGGTGATCCAGTGACTAAGAAGGAATTATTCAACATTAGATACGATAAAGATACTAACCTTATAGACTCTGCCGATGTAACAATAACAAACACTTCGGCAGGAACTACTTTTACAATAGGGTCAAATACAGAGATTAACACTGCACCTACTGTTAGATTAGCTCAACCAATTAGATGGTTGGACGGATTTGCCGGTGCTTGGGTTGGTGTTCCTCATGTAGTTAATATAAACATAGTTTCTGGACCAATGTACGAGAAATACTTCATTTTATATGATACTGAAGGAGAATCTACAGCCTATTGGTTTAAAGATACAGCTCCAGTTGAAGTAAGTGATTTTAAAGAGCCTAATCATGGTGCAGACAATAGCACACCTATTAGTTTAACTGTTAGTAATCCCGATACAAATACACTAGTTGAAGCTGTATTTGAAGCAATAGCTAGGACTCAAGATAATTATCAAGTCAGGTTCTTAGGGAGTAATGTTACAATTACATCAATTAATCCTGAACCTATTACTAATCCAAATGTAGGAACTACTTCTTTTGGAACTACTGTACTATATGCTGGCTCTGCTAATGATTATAAGATTGATTTGAAGGATATATTAAACCCCAGAGATTACGTAGTTGGACCTGATGGTTTTAGCTACGAGATACTACAGGTATATGAAAAATCACTTACACTAAGAACTAACTTTGGTGGACCATTTGATGCGACAATAGGGCTTTCTTATAAAAATATTGAGTATATTAATGACGAAACAGTGGTATATCTTGATTGCTTTGGTAAGACAAAGGATGGAGAACCTACTGGAGAGTTGATAGAGACAAGTCCAGAAGTTGTAAAAGACATTATAGATAGTGTAGGGTTGGGTCAATTTGTAGATACCGCCTCTTTTATAGATGCATCAATTAGAGCACCACAAGTAATGTCATTAGTTATCCCGGAAAAACTAGCTTCTCAGCCAGACTCAGCAAAAGAGGTAGTTAATAAGATAAATAAGACGATATTAGGTTCTTTATATGTAAATCCAAGTCTTGACTTGGGATATGATATACTTGATTCTGAGGTTCCTATTGACACTTTAAGGTCAATTACTGAATCGGATTTAATATCTTGGAAGGTAAAAGCAGACAGTTTTGATTTAACAAAGACAAGTATAGCTAGATATAAGTTTATTGATTGGAATCCTACTAAAAAGTCAGAAGATACTAGTGAAGTTTCATACACATCTAACTTTGTTGAGAAGTATATCGGTAATAAGAATACTAAACAGTTAGACTTTTACTTGTATAATCAAGTAGATGCACAGGAAATGGTTGAGAGAGAGACATTTGTTAACTCAGTGTCTAACTCAACTATAAAAATTAAAGGTAAGCTTAATTTGTCTAAATTCCAACTAGGTGAAAGGGTGTTGTTAGATCTAGATAGATTATATGTAGCCTTAGGATCAAGTAGCAACAGTAAGAGAGTGGGTATTGTAACTTCACTTGAAAATACTGGTGAGTCAGTTCAATTACAAATAGAGGATATTGGAGCTGTATATACAAGAGCATCAAGAATAACCAACGAAACAGCTAATGACTATGTAGATGCTTCGGGTGAAGAAAGAGTTACAAACTCATATATAGTAGATGAGAACGAAATAATTGGTACTGATGAAGATACCTTTTCAACAAACTTAATAGGATAGGAGAATTATATGGCGTATGTTACAATTCCAACTTCGGTAATAGAAGTAGGTAAGGCAATTAAAAAGAGTTTATTCACTCTAATAAAGGATAACTTTGACGATCATGAAACCAGAATTGATGGTCTAGAGGCAGGAGCTAATAAGGTAGAGATATTTAACTTTGAGGTTATGGGGTTTATTAATAACTACACCGCAGCTGAGTTAGTACAAATTGGTACATTTAGAGCACCCTCTGACGTTACAGTAACAGAGATTAAACTTACTTTAATGAATGGTACGTCATCTGCTGTATCTAGCTCTAGTGGTTCTTTAACTATTGACATTCAAAAATCTAGTGATAATGGAGCTACTTGGAACACAATTCTAGCTTCTGAGCCAGAAATTGCAGATGGAGTAAGTGCTTCAGGTTCTGTATCAGCTTTAGTATCATTTATAACTGATGGAGAAGACGTAGTTACTGATGATATTTTAAGGGTAAATGTAACATCTAAGAAAGATACACAGGGATCATTCCTAATAACAGTATATGGAGATGTAGCATAATGGAATTACTAGCATTTTTAGCATTAACACATGGTATTTTGATCTATTTTATAGTAGATGGAACTAGGAAAAGTAATGCCAAAACAAAGAGAATTAATAAGATAGTATATAAGTTCACTAAAGATATGTCTAAAGAAGAGATAACTCAATGGTGGAAAGAATTTAATCAAGGAGATAAGTAATGTCAGGCAATTTTTATTTACCACAGAAAGCAGACAAAGAAGTACAATATTCAATACCCTCAACGGGAACATATACTTGGACAGTGCCAGAAGCAGCTGGAGATACTGCTGGTGCAGCGGTTGAATTAACTATGCAAGTATGGTCAGCTGGTGGTGGAGCTGGTGGTACTCATGGGGCTTCTTCTTCAGGCGGTGGAGGTGGAGGTAAGTTTGTTATAGGTAGATATACATTTACTCCCGGACAAATTCTTACTTTTGTTGTACCTTCAGGTGGAGCTGGCGGAAGTAAGAATGCTGACGGTACATTAGCTGGTGCTGGTGGTGATGGTGGTGATGGTGGTGAAGCAAGTATAAAAATAGGTACAACCAATATAGTGTCTGTCTTAGGTGGCGGAGGATCAGGTGGTTCTCTTAGTAATTCAACTGGAGTTCCTTCACCATCAGTAGGCTCAGGGGCAACAAGTCATTCAAACCATGCATCTTTTACAGTAGATAAGGCTGTTAATGGAGCAAATGGTGGTATAGGTGGTGGTGGTGGAAACAGTGCTGGTTCTAATGGTGGTTCAGTTTCAAATGCTGGTGCTGGTGGAGGTGGTGGATCTGGTGGTGCTGGTGGTACATCAAGCGAATCAGGTTCAAGTCAAGCTTTAGGTGGCGGTGGAGCTGGTGCTTCTGCTAATGCAAATGGTGGACGAGGTGGTAATGCTACTGGTGTTGGTGATGGTGAAGTTACTACAGGTGGTGGTGGTGGAGCTGGATACTACGTAGGTGGTACTGGTCAAGATAGAACATCTTCTACAGGAAATGCTACTTGGTATGGATCTAATGGTGGAGATGGCGGAGGCGGTTATATTTCATTTTCTTTTACTACTACTAATGGTGGAAGTGGCGGAAGTGCTCCTTCATAATAAACATTTTAACCTTGGTATTTATGGTACTAAGGAATATATAGAGAGGGTTACAATCATCTCCTGTAACCCTCTCGTCTTCTTAATCTTTTAAATAAAGAGTCTTAAACCCTTGTTTTCTTTCAACTTCAGCTAAATTAGAAGCCATCTTATCTTTTTGTTCTTGTGTACATGATACATGAGCTTTACCATTAAGTCCATAATCTATACAGTTAGAGTAATCTTGAGTCATCATAGTCATAGTAGCTACGAAGAAAATAAAAAATGTAAACATAATTAATCCTTTTTGTTAGTTATTGTTGTTATTATACTAATCTAAATCCTTATCAATGTCAATAGATAGTTCGTCTTGTTCTAATGTTTTTATAGCTCCTTCAGCCTGTTTACGGTCATTTACGTTAGCACCAATAATTAAATTAATACCTTGAGTGAAGTTATGCCATTGTTCTCTACTTGAATCTCCCGGCATATTAGCTACTACAGTCTCTAATTCAGCTTCTATAATAGATAAAGTCTCTTGGTTCTTAGGCATCTTAGCCAATGTATTCTTAACAGCCTCATCCTTAAAGGCTCTAGTATACTTCTCAATCTTCTCCTCTATTCTCTTTTGTACTGAATCTGGGCTAAAATACTTATTTTTCATCTTTATTCTCCTGTTTAATTGCTTTCTGTTTCTTAATTGAACTATTAATCTTATCTTTTCTTAAACTAGCACCTAACTTAACACATTCCTGTCCAAATTCAACGAGGATTGTTTCTAAGCTTCTTCCAAGGTCAGAGTTTATCTCATCTACTGTTGCTTCTAAGAACGTCTTAAAAGCATACTGAGGGTCTTGTAGAGAGTTAACACCATATCTATACTCTCCAGTTGGCTCTATGTAATTATTATCGTCATCAATGAACTTCAAATAATTAGTACTAGTGCTTGCAATAGCGTAAACATCCCTGTTTTGAGCGTTGGTGGCATCAAAAGTTTCCTTCTTAGCCACCTCAAATTGTTCTTCAGTAAGTTCGGTCCTATGAATAGAACCTTCCCTATTTAAAGCGTTAGAGTAATACTCATTTTCAAATTGGTCCATCCATGCCTTATTCTTAGCATCTAATTTATCCTTATAATCAGAATCTACGAAACCTCTTACATTTGCTCTATACTTATTACGTTTTTTGTCGCTCATTACCTTAATTCTCCTATCCAATCGCCATTCTTATCAAGAACCATTGGAATTAACATTGGTTGTCCTTCTATAATGATACCACATCCTATAATAGGTCTTCCCATATTTGTCTTATTGTATTCAAATGCCAATGCCTTATCATCTATTAAACATCCTACAGTCATATTCCATAACAAAGCGTTAGGAGAAGAACAATAATTGATGTTAAAGTCATTGTGAAAGTGACCTTGTACAAAGTTCATACCTATCTCTTTAGTTACTTGTATACCATTCTTCTTTAATCCATGGTGAAAATACACTTGTGAACCATCAGAACATTTAAGTTTGATATGGTGTTGCCATTCCCAGCCCTCAGGAGCCTCTAGAATGTCTCCATACTCTCTCAAATACTTTCTAGCTATACCGTGATGTTTTCCTTTTCTGTAGTGCATAGAGCCATGATTAGAGTCTACTAGAGATACTTTAGGAAATAATTTATATATAGGCTTTAAGAACTCAATAGCTATTTCCAACTCATCTCCAGCACTTGGTAAATCTGGGTCTGAATCATGAAAACTCATTGAGTGATTATCAACCTCATCTCCAATACATATAACCTTATCTATATCATATGATTCTTTAATAGCTGTTAGGAAAGCTAATGTATCCTTATGATGGTATGGTATATGCATATCACTAATTACTAATATACAACTATTCTCTACTTTTTTCTTACTCATTATACTACCTTTGTTGCGTACATTTGTACTTTTTTATTGAATTTACCCATTGTAATACCAACTACTTCTATTAAATTTGATTGCTCAAGCTCTGTTAGTCTACCTGAGATACTTCCGGTTGATATTTCAGTACCATGTATTTGTTGAAATAAGTCTACAATCTCATGTCTAGTTATTCCTTTATATTCTTTTATAATTTCAAATACTTGCTTTCTTCTACCTGATAACTCACTTTCTGTTAAAGAATTATACGCACCAGCAGAAGTATTAAACCTTGCATCTCTATAAGCTTCTTTTGTAATAGATCGTTTTAAATCTACTTTCTTCTTCTCAAACATTGTATTAGCTAATACTTTGGCTCTTTCTCTAATTAATTTCTCTAATTGTAATCTTGTTATTTCCATTATTTACTCCCTTTAGCTAATTCTCTTCTTTTGTCAGCATCTCTTCTTACTACTACAAGCGAAAACTGTCCTAATGTTGCAATAAACGTCATAACTAACGCTACTAATGCTATAGGAAGTAATACTGGTGAAGCGTCAATCGCTATCCAATACCACATTGCCGTAGCTGCTCCATAAAATAATACTGATAATGTGTCTTTAATTGTTTGTTTCATTTCTAAATCTCCTGTGATTCTTAGTGTAATAATTGTTGGTTTAAAATTTGTCTACATGCTTCTCTTATTAGTTCGCCTTCAAAAGACTCATTAACAGGTACTTCTTCTAGCATAATCCCACAGATACTCTCTACTGGCACTGTGGTAAGTTTAGAAAGGTGGTAAATCCTCTCAATCTCTAGTTCTAATTCACTTTTCTCTTGGTCAAGTTCATCGTAATAATTCATTCTCATTTCCTTTGTTAGATTGGCTTTATTGCCTTTCTTGTTATGATGTAAAGATTAAGTCTCCACATGTCTTCCTGTTATATAGTTGTTAAATTTAACTGATTTATTTTCATTTATTTTCAATTAAATTCATTTTTAGAATCATTTCAATAACTTACGTTTTACTTGTTATTTACTTTATTTCTTTTGTTCCTATACTATATAGATTATGATTCTTATAAGTTTATTATAGTATTTTTAGGGTTAAAATTAGAGTTTTCTGGAGTTAATTTCAATATTTGAACAATATTAAGTACTTAGAAATGAAACTTTTTTGACTTTTTATTAGAGTTTTATGATACTATTGTAGTAAATCTTCCCATTATATAAAATTTGAAAAGAAAAGCGACCGAAGCCGCTCATTCTACCACTTATATTTAGGGTTAAACTCTTTCTTTACTTCTTTTTGTTTGTATGTTGGCTTAAAAGGTTTCTTATATTTAAAATATTCTTCTTTCTCATATATTCTTTTTAACTGATACTCATCCATCTTATCTAAATGACCTGTTACTGACTCTAATAGAGCTTCAACCTCTTCATATTCATAACCTTGACCAAATAAGTCATTGGCAGTGAACCAAAAGTCATCATTCCAGCTACCATCATCATATTGACCCTCTAAGAACGTCTTGGAACGCTTTCTCATGTCCCCCTTACCACTTTGTTCAACTAATGCTTTGATAGCCTTAGAATCCATCCTCGACTCATCTAAGTTCTTTAATTTAGCCTTTGGCTTAGTGTCTGGAAACTTATTTAACCAGAGTACAAGTTCATCATATGTGATTCTTTTACCTAACTGTATGATTTTAGGTGATATATTAGTATCTTTACGTGTATTCAATGGGTTACGAACACCTATAACAGCAGAACTATTAGGGTCTATCTCGGTTAAAATGTTTTGTATCCATTCTCTAGTAAATTTCCAAATACCACGACTAGGTAATTCGTCTTCTAAACACATAAGTATATGTAAGGACTTATTACCAGAATAGATTATAGCAGATGTTGGCACACCTTTGTCAATGAAGTATTGTCTTTGTCTAGATAACTCAGCTAACTTTTGTTCATTATTAAATGTAGCCCATTCTTCTTTCTCAGGGTCTATCTCAAATAGAAAGTTTCTATATGATGTAATGTTATTCTCTTTAATACCTTCAAGTACTGGATTTATAACGATTTGTTCAAAAGAAGCATCAACTTCATCCTTATAGTAATGCATATCTTTACATCTCATCTTACCAATACATTCTTTCTCATTAAACATTAACTCTAATAGATTAGATACTGTTTTCATGTACATCTCCTAAAGTTATTGCTTGTACTAACTGCAAACCATGCTTTACTTCAATAAAATCACCATTTTTAGTACTATCTGAATGACCACGAACTGACTTACAAGTAAATACAGTCTTATATGAATTGGCTAAGTTCTTAAATTTATTACGACCCGGAGCATTACCCATATAAGGTAAATCCTTAAGCATTGCTTCTTTTACATCATTAATACTTATAGTTAAAGAACCTGATACACCGCTATTGTCAAATTTAACTCTTTCTGCTGGTATATAGCTATAAAGTAACCATCTAGCCCAATCACTAAGAGAAGCTTCTAGTACTTCATGTGTCTTTCTTGATACAAATGGCTTACTCATGTTGTTAACTATCTTTCTATCTAATAAGAAGTAAACAAATTCATCTACCAAGCTACCATCTAATAGTAATAAGTCAATTTCTTTCTGAGATAAGTTATCTTCTAGCCTATCACAAGTAAGATTAACAAAAGAAAACCTTCTATCACCAACCTCAACCTTAAGACCATCAACTCTATTAGAAGATATGTATATATTAGCAAAGTTCTTAATAACCTCAGAATCCTTACCTTTCTCTTCAACTTCTATAAACTCATTACTAAATGACTTTAATCTTTCAACTTGTTCTGTAGTAGTTAACTGTACTTCATCTATATTAAGTAGACATGTGTTCTTAATTTGTGCATTAAATGAGGACTTAATAACCCTATCAGATACTTGTCTATAGTTTGAACCAAATAGATTGCCACATATAGAACCTAAGACACCTTTACCAATACCTTGAGCACCAATAAGAGATAGATAAGTTATATTCTTACCCTTAAGAGCCGTTGAAAGCCAATCTAAGATATATTCTTCAGATAGCGCATCATTTTCTGTTAAATGCTCTAAAAACTTCTTATAGATAGCAGGATATGAACCTAATGGCTTCTTAGACTCTACTTCAGAGAAAAATTCATCTTCTTGCCATCTTGGTGGGTTATATACATTAAAGATTTGAAAAAAGTCTTCTACGAATAACTTCTCTTTAACATCTGGTCTATATTGAAATAATGCTGGTACATGACATGTAGTATAGAATGTGTTATACCTACCCACACCTAATATGGACTTAAGGGCGGCTAATGATATTTTAGCTACTCTTTGCTCTTTCATGTTTAATAGGTAATGGTCTGTACTCTTCTCACTAACATCTGATATAAGAATACTATTCTCAATAAAATCTATTGTGTCTTGCTTATTTATTACTTGATTCTTCATTGTTGCTCTCCATTTGAGTTTCTGTTGTGTTTTCTTTCTTAATAATCTTAAGTGTAGTTGAATGACCAGCTATATTAATAATCTTGTCACCATTAAGTAGCGTAAATTCTTCGCCAGCCTTAATTTTCCTTACTAAACCCTTTTGATGCTTGTGTTCTTTTTTCACTTCTTCTTTCATCTCTAATCCTTTTGTTAGATGTTCTTATTAAGAGCTTCTTTCATTAACTTGCTAAAATTAATGGTTGACTCATTTTCATCTTCTTGTACTAACTTTAGTTTCATTTAAACCCTTTTGCTTTGTTTAAACAGCATTATCGCTGCTATAATATAAAGATTAGCATTCTATGTTGTATATTAACTACTTTTTAAACCTTATTTTAAATATACTTTCATATATACAACAATAACAGCTACTTAAAGACTGATAATTTAATGAAGATTTTGGCTATTTCATCGAATTGCTTACGTCTGGCTTTCTCTTTGGCAGTATATACTATATAATTTGGATAATTATAATTATTGTACATTAACTCTTGTATAAGCTTTATTTGTTCAGTACTCATTATAGATTCTCATAAGCGAATGCATCTACAATTTCGCCAGTTTTTGATACACTTACATTATATAAGTATTCTTGAAGACATTCTAATTCAACACTAACTACTATAGATACTAAATCTTCTTGAAGACATTGCATATATTCTAATTGGTGTAAACGCTTAATGTTTAGGCTATATCTAAAGAAAAGTTAATATATCTCGCTTATTCCCATGATTACAGTAACTTAACTCTATACCCAGCTATACCAAACCATTCCTAACGTATCCCAGAACGAGATTACAGCTACTTAGAAAGGTCTGTACTAATAAAAACAATAAGTTAGAAGTATACCCAAAATCTATACCAGCTTTTGTCTCAGTTCAGGGATATATAATATACATGGATACTAATATATTTACTTAATGAAAACTCCGAGGTAAAGTTTTATTGGGTATAGAAATATTTATTTAATAATTTTAAGTAGTTAGAAAAGGTCTTTTTACAGTATTTTAAGGATTAGTTCTTTAATTTCAACCACTTAACTCTATACCCAAAAAAGTTAGGTATATGCCAGGTATATTGGGTATAGAACTGTAATTATAAGTACTTAGCTTGGGTATATAAATTTACTTAGGTTGGATAGGGTAACGAGTACTTATCATTTCATTATATGAATCTAATTCTTCTTGTTTAGTAAAAGTAAAATGACCATTAGCTGCATCATCCTCATATAGAAATATAATAGGTATAGTTAGAACCCATACACCATTATCATCTACCATCCATTCGTATCCTGTAGTATCCATATTACTCTCCATCTTCTATTTTCTTATAAGCATCATTTATCTCTTGAACACTCATTAACTTAGGTAGATACTCTTTCTTTACAATAGTCCTATTATTCCATCTCTTAGACTCAGCCCTTATATCAGTATGAATAAACACATCATATACTCCTAGACTCTTCTCACTAAACATCTGGTCTATAATCTCTTCTAGAATAGGTAATGAGTCACACTGTAGATCAGCTGCCCAACCTTTAACATGACTACTATTTAATACTCCACCTACATTCTCATTATGATTTGGACACCTGTAAGCACTTGTAATCTTGATAGGGTGACCATATAAGTCCCTAAGCTCCTGTAAATACGATACTAAGTCATCATGAACGATTTGTTCTTCACATTGTCCACATTTACACATCAACTCACTTAGTTTAAAATTCTTACTTAATTGCTTGTCTGATTCACTTCTTTTGTATATTGCCATAATCATCTCCTATATGTACTATATCTTATTAATCTAGCTACTTACGTAAGATACCATTTAATAAGGGTTTATAAGGCGACAACTGGTAAAACTCATAGGTTGATTAATTAACAAAAGACCAGAGCCTATAAATATATAATTACAGCTACTTACAGTGTATTGGCTATAATTTAACGACAAAAGCATTAGTAATGCATAGGAAAGCAATGAAGACATGGTATGTATATGCACATTATAATTTAAACACCAACGAACTATTCTATATAGGAGTAGGTACTGGCAAAAGAGCCTATAACAAGAATAGAAACCAACTATGGAAGAATATAGTGGTTAAACATGGTTATAGAGTAGAAATGCTAAGAACAGGCTTTACTAATCGTGATGAAGCTGTCAAAGTAGAAATAAGACTACAACAACTAAACAAACCCAGAGCATGTTTTCAATATGGAGATAGACTTAATAGTATACAATCCCAAGAAACTAAAGATAAGAGAGCTAAAGCCTTAACTGGTAAGAAACGCTCAAAAGAGACTAAACAATTATTATCTAGAGCGTTAAAGACAGGTAGAACTGCTGGTAAGTACGAAGACGGTACTAAAGTGAGATGGAGCTACCATGTCAATTCATAAGAAGATAAATGAGCGTGTAACCAAAGCACGACTAGACCAAATCATCCTAAGAGTTATTGATTTAATGGGTAAAAACCACACTACAATGCAAATATGTGGTATTTTAAGACCCGAATTGAATAAATCAGAGACTCAAATCAAGAGGTATGTCTCTAAAGCCACAGAAGTGCTTAAGAAGGACTTTGAACGTGATGCCCAGATAAAGAGACTCGAAATGGAACAGTCTCTTAGAAAGGATCTAGTGGATGCTTATGTCATATTCAACTCATTAGCCCCAGATGACCGTCAAAAGTCAGTATGGTACAAACTTATCCTAGAAACTAAAGACAGGTTAGCTAAATTTACACCAGAAGATATAGACAAGAATGAAGAACAGACTATATCAATAACATATAAAGAAGTGGGTAAAGATGACTAAGAAGTTAGAATTACTACCTACACAACTAGAACTATTAGAATCAGAGTCTAAAATAGCACTATATCTGGCAGGTATCGGTAATGGTAAGACATTTACACTGGCACACTATGTTATACAGATGGTAGCTAAGTATCCGAAAGCTAAAGGATTAATAGTAGCTAATACTATATCACAGCTTAAGAACGCTACAATGACAGGACTTACTGAGGAATTAGAGGCACTTAACATACCTTTTACAATGGTAATGGGTGGAGCATCTAAGACAATAACAATACTAGGAACAACAATATATCTATACAGCCTTGAACGCTACGAGAATATAAGGGGTATTCAAGTCGGATGGATAGCAGGGGATGAGGTAGCATTTGCCAAGAGAGAGGCTATTGATGTTATTATGGGTCGTTTAAGAGATGGTAATGGACCATTGACTACTCGATTCTTCTCTTCTCCTAACTCATTCAATTGGACTTACGACATGTTCAATGGCTTTGATGGCGATAACAAGACAGATATGTTCCACTTAATCAAAGGTAAGACTAAAGATAATGTATTCCTACCTGATGGCTACTATGAATCACTTGTCGAACTATATGGTGGATTAGACTCTCCATTAGCTAAACAAGAGTTAATGGGTGAATTTGTCAATCTAACAGAAGGTGCAGTATATTGGGCATTCGATAGAGACAAACATGTACAGAAGTGTGAACTAAACAATAATTATATGGTATACATAGGACAAGATTATAATATAGCTAACATGGCTAACTGCTATGTACAGTATATAAATGGCATATTCTATGTTAGTCAAGAGACAATCCTATCAGGTAACTCATCTAATACATTTGATGCCACAGATAAGATACTAAAAGACCTAGTTAAGTCACATAAGACAGTGATACCAGATAGCACAGGTAAGGCTAGAAAGACCAGTTCTACACAATCAGACCATCAGATTATGAGAGCAGCAGGTCTAAATGTAATGGAAACACATAACCCACTCATAAGAGACCGTCAGAACACCGTAAACGTGGCTCTAAAGAAGGGTAAGCTAGTTATTGACCCATCATGCAAACAAATCATTAAAGAGCTAGAGAGCCTAGCACAGCGTGATAAAGAGGGTGAAGTATCCCATGTAGCAGTTGCACTAGGGTATGTACTATTTAAACTAGACCCATTAAGAAGAGCTACCAAAGCAAGCAAACAGATACAACTATAAATTAATAAGGACTACAAAGGAACTAACTATGAAGACAAACAAACCATTATCGCAACTCGTACCAAGTATGATTGCACACACTCAAGCACATTATAACTCACATGTAGTGTATAACTCAGCACTAATCGACATTAGTAACGGTGCATTACTACCCTTTATTGAGGAGAGTATGCAACATGAGCTTAATCCTAGAGCATTTGAAAGGTCTAAACAACGTATACCACCTATCAATATAATCAGTAAGTTACAGACTAAACTCTCCAAAGTATATGGTGAGACACCTGTAAGAAACGCTGGTAAGAACACTGTAGATACAGAGATAATGAATGAGTATGTATCAAGTTGGGAGTTAGACGGTAATATGCAATATGCCAATGACTTACTAGTAATCAACAAATACTGTGCCTTAGAGCCATATATGATTGATGGTGAGCCTAGAATGAGAGTACTATCAGCTAAAGACTTTATTGTATATAGTGATTCAAAAGTTAATCCTAATGAGATGACAGTGTTTATTAAGTTCATGGGTAACACACAAAAAGAATATGAAGAGACTAATGTTAGAGGATCAGCTGTAAAGGCTTGGAAACAAGTAGCACTATTCTATGCTTACTCAGATGACGAGTTTGTTATATATGATGAAGAAGGTGAGATATATGAGCAATCAGACAATCCTTTCGGTAAGATACCATTCATCTACCTTAGAACAAGTAACAATGAATTGATTCCTACACCTGATTCTGACAACTTACCTATGGCTACACTAATACCTAAGCTAATGGCAGACTTAAACTATGCTGTTATGTTTGGTTGTAGAAGCCAAATCGTTGGTATTGATGTTGAGATGTATAATGTAGAGATGAGTCCAGACAGTATGTGGATACTTAACTCAGTTCCGGGTGAGGGTAAGAGTCCTTCTCTAGACACTATTAAATCAGATGTAGATGTTGATAAGGTATTGAATTTAATAACACAGCAACTTTCTCTATGGTTAGATACTAAAGGTATTAAAACATCAGCTGTAGGTAAAGTCTCAGTAGAACAAGCTGCTTCAGGTATATCTAAGCTTATTGATGAGTCAGATGCCAGTGCAGTTAATAGAAAGTATAAGGGTATATTCGAGAATGCTGAGAAAAGGCTATTCAAGATGCTACCAGAACTACATAACACATGGTTAGCTAATGGTGAATCAGACATGACTAGAGCATTTAGTACTAAGTTTGAGCCTAACACAGACCTTATAGACGCTAAGATAATTCCTAATAATAAAGATTTGCTCGAAGAAATGAAGATAGAGTTAGAACTTGGTATTTTTTCAAAGGAAGATGGACTAAGAAGACTTAACCCTGATGCTTCAGATACTCAAATTCAAGATAAGATGGATGATTTAGAGCCAGAAACATTAAACTTCCCTAATCAAGAGCCTGAACAAGAAGAAGAGCCTGAACAAGAAGAAGAGCCTAAAGAGGAGTAATCCATGGTAAGTAAAGTAAACATTCAGGAATCCATATCAATACCTAGTGGCTTATCTGACGCTTTTAAAAGAGAGTTAGGTGAGCGTATACTAGTAGAGGTTAGAGATAGAACGGCAAGAGGAATAGATAAGGCAGGTAAGCCATTTAAGGGATATGCCAAGTCATATGATAAAACAGGGACCGTTAATCTATCACAAACAGGTGATACTTTAGCTGAATTAGACATTATATCTATCGGTTCAACAGCAATTACAATAGGTTATCCTATATCTCATGAAAATGCAGGACAAGTTCACGGTATAGTAACGGGTGAATACGGTAATAAAAACCCCGTAACAGCTAGAAGAGACTTTATAGGACTACCTCAATCAGTAGTTAAGAGAATAGTGGCAGAGATTAAGTCAGAACCAGAGTTTAAAGAAGTAAGAGAAGATAGAGATAGTATAGTAGCAGGAATACTTGGCAGGTTCTTCTAATGGATGTGGCGGATAGATGGCGGATTAAACACACCATATCTCGCATAGAGACCATTCTAAGAACAAACCCATGGCATTGTGACTATGATTACTTAATGGCTTTAAAAGCCGAATTAGAAGGTAAGTTAAATGAATAAGATATGGAAATGCAGAAGAAGTAGCCTAGCTTTAATAGGTATGATTATATGTGATATAGGATTATATCATGGTGTAGATACATCGTCAGCTATAGCGGCAATATGTATGGGCGTAGCAGGAGCTAACGCATTTGAGAAGAAAGGCAATAAGAATGAGTAAACCAAGTAGTGACATAGATAAGATGATAAAGAAGCTTAAAGACATTGGTACTAGCATGGAAGATGAGGTTATAGATGTGGCAAAAGCTGCGGTAGAGCTAATCAAGAAGCGTACTAGACTAGGATTTGGTGTAAAGAACCATGGAGATACTAAGAAGAAGCTTAAACCTCTATCTAAAGAGTATAGAGCACAGCGTAAAAGGAACAAACCAACAGGTCCAACCACAGCAGGTAAGTCTAATCTTACTAAATCTGGTGATATGTTAGATGATTTGAAGGCTAAGAAGAAGGATGATAACACTGCTACCATAGAATTTGACGGTAAAGACTCACAAGACAAGGCTGAATGGGTGTCAGATGACCGACCTTTCAACAAGTTATCTAAGGCAGAACAGAAGCAATTGACCCAAATGCTTGATAAGAAGATGAAAAAGCTAACAAAGAAAGAATAACTTAACGTAATTTTAAGTACTTACATAAAACATCCTATTAATAAGGGTATTATAGAACCAATGGAATAGTAATTCCGCAGACAAAAGGCAGTGCCATGAGTGAACAAGACAAAGACATTAAGATTGAAAACGAAGCTAAAGAAGAGTTTGTAAGTAAGAAGGCTTATCAGGATGTATCCACAGATATGCATAAATACAAAACAGACCTAAAAGAAACTAAAGCATTGTTAAATCAGATTCAAGCTGAACAAGAAGCCGTAAAGAAAGAGGCTTTAGCTGAACAAGGGAGATGGGAAGAGCTTTATAACTCAAACCAATCAGAACTTGACCAGATTAAGCAAGAACGAGACAGCGACAAGAACAAGTTTGTTGACTACCATAAGAAGAACAGCGTGTTACAGAAGATTGGTGGTTTTAAGCGTGATGACTATAACAAGTTTATCGACGTTGAAAATGTTAGTATGAACGATGATGGTTCACTTAATGAAGACAGTTTAATGAATGAAGTAGACAGAATAAAGCAGGAATACCCTGAGTTACTTAAGTCTGCATCTAATACTAAGCTACCTAACGACGCTCCACAAGGGAATGAAGTTGGTCCTCAAGACGCAAATAAGTTACAAGGTCATGAGAAAGTACAGTATTTAAAAAGTTTGATTAAGAAGAAATAATGAAAGAATACTATGTTTATGCCCACTTTACTGGAGACTCACTTAATAAGGTAGTACTAAATGAGACTAGATCTAAGATGAGAGAGTCACGAAGAGGACATACTCCTAATCTAGGTAAAGTTAAAACTGTAGAAGCAAAGTTGAAAGTAAGTAGGTCAATCATTAATTGTAGAGGGGAAGTTTTTAGTTCTCTAAAACAAGCAAGTAAGGTGGTTGGTATAGGCAACACAACAATATGTGAGTGTCTAAAAGGAAGGTCTAATTCAGCAGGTAAATACTCTGATGGGACTAGAATAAAATGGAAATATATTAGTTAATAATAATTAATAACAGCTCTTAAATGAGCAAAAGGAGTATAGCAATGGCTGTATTATCATTAAGCGAGATTCTAAGGAACGATATTCAAAGTTATTTGGGTGGTTCTGATAGTATTCTCATCAAAACAATTCAAGACCTTTCTAGCCGTGTTGGCAAGGGTATGGATAGAGTACAAGTTCCTTTAATCTCAGGATTAGCTACATCTGATGTTGCTTCTGGAACTAAACAATCTGCTGACTCAGTTACTTTTACTGCTGATGTTCTATTGTTAGACCAAGTTAAAGAGTCTTACATGTACATCTCATTTGAAGAAAACGAAGAAAGTGCGATTGACATTAAAGCTGCTTTCTTAGAAGCTGCACCAAGACAAATTGCTAACGCTATGGAAGTTGCTATTGCTGCTCAACTAGCTTCTGCATCTACTAATGACTTTGATTCTGCTTCAGATACTGCTGGTGTATTTGCAATCGATGACATTGCTAATGCTAAGAAGTTAATGGACCAAGCTAAAGTACCTACATCTGATAGATACATGGCATGTAACAGTGACGCAATGGAGCTATTAGCTTCTTTCTCTGAGTTTGAAGACGGTTCTAAAGGACTTTCTCCAGAAGCTTTAAGAGATGGTGTTGTATCAAGAGTAAAAGGATTTAACGTAGTTCAATCTGAAGACGTTGGTTCTAATACTGCTGGTGATAACGAAATTCACTTTTACCACAGAGAAGCGGTTGCTATCGCTCTTCAAAGAGAAGTTCATTTTGTTGAGCAAAGAGAAGAAAGTTACGGACAAGAATTTATTGCAATCAGAACTAAATATGGTGTTAAGGCACTTAATGCTGATGTTCTTAAATTGACAATGGCTCTTACTACAGCTACTTCATAATCTGAAACGATAAGATTAAATAATGCTCCTCTTAGTCGGAAGAGCTTGCCGACTCAGGCTAATCCATTAAGGGGAGTTTATTATGAGAAAATGTGAAGAAGAGAATTGCGATAATTTAGCCAGAATAAAAGGCAAAAGAACAAAGATAACTTACAAACTTTATGTGCAAACTGTCATATATTAAAAACCTATACTAACAAAGATTGGGAGTTATAATGTACCAATCACCAGAATTATTCATTTCATATAAACATATACAAGCTAAAACTCCTGAGAAGCTTGAGCAAATACAAGTCAACTCACAAATGCCTATAGACTTTAAAGCACCTTCATATTCAGAAGGACAATGGCATACATGGTTTCTATATGACCATTCCAAAGATATAAGACCACAAGATAAACTATTAATGAAAGGTAAGAAGTACGAACCTAACCTATAACATAATTAATAAGAGGGAATATGAGTGATGAAAAGGATATAATGTACGATTTACTAAAAGAAGTACGAGATGACGTTAAAGAGCACCGTGAGGATACTCTAGAGCATCAACATCAAACTAATGGTAGATTAGATATATATAATGAGCAGTTAAAGGTTCATATTGATGGTGTACAAACACTAAAGCAATTACATTTAGACAATGTAGACCGTATTAGAGAGAATGAAGATAGAATGAATAAGATAGAAGAACCAAGTAAGCTTAGAAAGCTATTAGGAAACAAGATAATTAAGGTTCTCGGTACAATTACACTGGTATGTGGTACTATAATGGCAATAGCAAAAGTGATTACACTACTTTAGGAGAGTAAAATGATTGATAAAAGAACAACACTAACGGTATTCCATGATGATAACGCATCATTTACGGATTACTCACATAAAATGGGTGCATTTGCTAGAGATAGTGTAACAATGACTATTACTAATGCAGAGGATTATATCTACGTTGGATACCATAAGCCCATCAATGCTGTATATGTAGACATAACAACTCCTAATGGTTCAGAAGGTATTAATACAGTTGAATACTGGAATGGTACAGCTTGGGCTAATGTTAATGGACAATCTGATGATACACTAGGTCTATTCAGGTCAGGATTCATTAGATGGGACAAGAAGAACGGAGATACGGCTAACGACCATGTGGCAAATGAGGTAAATAGTGTGTCAAAGTACTGGTACAGAGTAAGACCTTCTGCTGATAGAACTGGTATAACCCTCAGTGGGCTTAATTTGGTCTTCTCAGACGATTATGAGCTTTCTCTTGAACAACCATACATATCTGACTCGGAGTTCTTAGGGAGCGAATCTAGCCATATTAAGACACATGTAGCAGTAAGGAAAGAGATACTACAGAAGTTCAATAACAAAGACTATTATGTAATAGATGAAGTAACAGGTGATAAAGAAGACGTTACATGTTGGGATTTACTAGATATAGACGAAGTTAAACTATCTGCTTCTTATTTAGCCTTATCTAAGATATATAATCAATTAAGTGACAATCCTGAAGACGTATGGGCAGTAAAATCAGCTCAATATGAGGATAAGTACAATAAATACATCAACATAGCTAGACTATCAGTAGATGTTAACGATAACGGTACAAAAGATGCGGTAGAGAATAAGCCCGGATTTAAGACCAGATACTTTTCGAGGTAACAATGGCAAAAACTCATTACATAGGGAAGGGACACTGGAAACAGGTTATCAATTGTAAGGGGCAGGTTTTTATGTCTCTAATTGAAGCATGTAAAAAATTTAATATAAAAAATACTTCTAGTATATGTAATAATATATCAGGGAGAACTAGTATAGCTGGAAAGTACCCAGATGGTACTGGTATAACATGGAGATATATCTAATGGGATTAATAGCAAATATAAAAACAGGGATTGAGGCTAGATTGGCAATAAGTATACCTTCCTACACAAGGGCTGCATACCAATCAGATATAAGTATGAATAAATTCAAAGGGAATAGTGCTCTTTTTGCAGTACATCCTGTATCAGCTACAGAAGTAGACGGATTAATAGGAGCATATACACTAGACCACCAATTTAAGGTCACTTTAACCAACTCATATAATGCTGGAGCTAAGTCTCAGATAGGTGATTCACTTAAATCTAGCCGCATAACTGAGATAAATGACGACATATTAGCTACTTACAGAGACCTAGTTATTAATAAGGGTAATATAGATGCATCAATACTGCTAATAAGCGAAATGAGTATCGAAGATGCTGAATTTATTGATGAAGAGAAGGTCATAACAGTAACATTCACATTTAACATAAAGTATAAAGTTAACAAGTAATAATCAAATAAGGAGAGCTAAATGGCTTACACAATTAAGAAGAACGTTAAGGTAGCCGTAAAGGGTGAATCAACTGAAGGGACATACGTTGCTCCTGCAAGTGGTGCTGACTTTGTTCAGGCACAAGAAGACGGAATCGAAATGAACGGTTCAAAAGACACACTAGAACTTAACGTAATCGGTACTGGACTATCAAAAGTAGCTCCAAGAGTAGGTCTAGAATCTGCATCTGGTTCATTAGGTGTTTATATGAAAGCTGGTTCAGCAGCTGACGAAGAGCCTGAATATGGAATCATGTTAGAATCATTATGTGGAGCAAAAAGAAGTGCAGCAGCACAGGGAAGTGGCTCAAATCATACAACTACTCTAATCAATGTATCAAATACGTCTGAATATGCTGTAGGAGACATTGTAGTAGTTAAACAAGGTAGTGATTACCATACATCACCAATCGTATCATTAGTGGAAGACACTAGTATTACACTATTAATCGCAGCAGCAGCACCATTCGATGACTCAGTAGTTGTAGAAGCTTTTAATACTTATGTACCAGCTGATGAGGCTCATCCTTCATACTCTGTATCTAAATGGGTAGAAGATGAAGTACTAGAACAATCAGTAGGATGTAAAACAACTAGTTTAGCTGTTGAATCATTCAGTACTGGTCAAGTAGCTAGTCTTAAGATGGGATTTGAAGGTTCTAATTATACAAGAAGCCTTACATCAATTCCTTACGAACCAACATACGATACATCTGAGACACCAATTATCTTAGACGCTTGTATACACCAAGATGGTAACATCATCCAAGTAAATGACTTTACACTTAACGTAGAGAATACTCTTGGTTGGATTAAAGATACATGTAACGGTAAATCAGCTTCTAGAATCACTTCAAGAATGGTTTCTGGAACAATTAATCCTTATAAAGAAGACGATAGTATTGATAACTACACGAAATTTGATGCAAACACATCATTCTCACTAGTTATCACTGCACATAACCCTAATGCTACAGCAGGTGAATATAGTGAATCAGTTTCATTCTATATGCCAATATGTACAATCACTGAATTAGGTGAAGGTGACATTGACGGAGTACTTACAGAAGCTATTAGCTTTAGTGCCAACTCAGTAGATGGAACAATCAAAGAGTTATATATATCAATTTCTTAACAAGGAAGGTCGTATCTACACCGTAATGGTGTCCTCAACATAACACAAAATCAAGGGGTTGCAGTAATGTAGCCCTTTTTTGTACGTTTAATAAGGTACTATAGACAAACAATCATATGACAGGAGATATGCAATTATGATGATTTACAAGACGAGTGACAAAATAAGCGTGAACATTGATGGAATAGATATTAAAATTAGTCCATTAACTCATGCTCAGAAGACCCAATTACAGTCTCACATGATGAAAGCTGTAGCTGGAGATATGGAAGCAGCAATGGATAGTGTAAGGTTATCGATTAGCTTCTCTTTAAAAGATATTAAGGGCATCACTTTTATGGATGAAGATGGTGAAGAAAGAGAGTATAAGTTACAGTTTGAAGACGGTTTACTAACAGATGAGTGTATTGACGATATGTTAAATATGCCTATATCTGGTAAGTTAAACTCTGTATGTGCTACTTTGTTGCAAGGTGTACCAGATAAGATCGTTGATGAGAATGGTGATGAAATTGAAGGTATTAAGATAAAGAAGAGTACGGCTAAGAAGCCGGGAAAGCAGAAGAAGAAGTAGTTGGGAGTTTCCATTACCCTATGTTTTGGGAATATATACACTCACAAATACTTCGTATAAGTAGTATGTCAGTAGCGGAGATTGCGATGGTAAATGCTACATGGCTAACATTAACTGTAGATGAGTTTAAATGTAAGCAAACAGAAGAGATATTATCTAAGCGTAGAGATGCTGAAGTAGCAATACAGTATGTAAGAAAAGAGAAGGGTTGTGGAGTTATAAGTAAAGTTCCAAAGGTAGAGATAGATGGTATAGAGTATTACTCTTGTCTATGTCATCCGAACTTTAATGACTCAAGTGTTCATGAATATATGTGGCTATATAGGCAGTATAAAGCAGGACACTTAGGCTACGCAGGAAGTTTACTAGACCAACCTTCAAAGTATATAGAGTTAATCAGGTTTATGGATAGACTTGACGCTGAACATCAAAACAATCAATCAGAAGGGCAATAACAATGGCAAGTAACACAGTATCATTCGATTTAGAGTTGGCAGTAAAGGGGTTTGAACAGAATCTCAAGAAAGTCGATAATAATTTAGGCAAATTTCATAAAGACTTTCAAAAGAGTGCTAGTAGATCCTCTCAAGCATGGGCATCATTTGCAGGTAATCTAGCAGCTAACGCTGTTGGAGCACTGGCAAGAGGTATGGGTGACTTTGCAAAAGGTACTGTCGATGCAGCTATATCCTTAGAAAAGATGAGCACTGAATTAGGTGTCATGCTAGGGTCAGCAAAAGCTGGACAGAAACAACTAGAAGAATTACAGCAGTTCGCAGCTACTACACCATTTCAATTAACCGGAATTGTTGATGCAACTAAGAAACTACTATCATTTGGTGTAGCTTCTAAGGATATACAAAGTACATTAACCACACTAGGTAACATTGCAGCAGGTTCTGGTAAGCCAATTGAAGACTTAGCACGTATCTTTGGTCAAGTAAGAGCTGAAGGTAAATTAACTCTAGAAAGACTAAACCAACTAAATGATTCAGGTATTGCGTTAGGTACAGTATTAGCAACAAACCTAAACAAGTCAGTAGCAGAAGTAAGAAAAGAAATAACTAAAGGTTCTATTTCATTTGGAGAGTTTAAGACAGCAATGAATGACATTCAAGGTGAAGGTGGTATATTTGCTCAAGGGATGATTAAACAAAGTAAGACATTAGGTGGAGTATTAAGTACACTATCAGATAATATCTTTAACTTCCAAGGACAGATAGGACAAGCATTACTTCCTGCTATTAAATCAATGGCAATAGCATTTATAGAGACTATTCAGGCAATTTCTAAACCATTAGTAGCATTTATTGGATGGATCAATGAAAATTCATTAGCTCTTAAGGTAACACTATCGACAGCATTAGCAGCTGCTACAGGCGCTCTAGTCTATTTTAACGCACAGTTAATCATTATGAAGGTACAAGCCGCATTAGCTTGGGCAGCAGCTCTAGCACCAGTTACATTGGTTGTGGCAGGTGTAGCATTAGTTGGTGTAGCATTATTTAAGATAGTACAACATTGGGATAATATAAAAAGAGGAGCACAACTAGCTATGGCAGCTTCTTTGGAGTTTGCTGGTAGGTTTGTTGATGCAGCTAAAGAGAAAGCGGCAGCAATAAGAGAAGAAATAGCAGCAGAAGACGCAGCTAAACAAGCAATTATAGATAAAGAAGCAGCATCTGTTGCAGCATCTGAAGCTAGAGTACAAAGAGTAGCTTTAGAGAAAGCCGCAGCTGAAGAACTTAAAGCACAAAAGATGTTAGACCTAGAAGAAGAGAACTTGTTGTTAGCTTCAAGAGAGCTTACAGAAGAAGAAGTTCAAGAGAGAGTATTAGAGATTCAAAGAAAAGCAGCGTTAGATTACAAGACAATCAATGCTAAGAGAATTAAAGATACATTAAAGGCTCAAAAAGAAGCAGGGAAGAAGACTTTACTAGAGGAAGTTGCTTTAGATAAACAACAAAGACAAAGAATTATAGACATGAATAACTTTAAAGTTAAGTTGGCAGAAATAGATGCTAACAATGCAGCTAAAGGTTTTCAATTAGGAGCACAACTAGCTAAAGATGGATCTAAAGAACAATTCCTAATCAATAAAGCAGGAGCATTAGCTCAGATATATGTTAACGATGGACTTGCTAGATCAGGTGCATTTGCTCAAACATCAATGATACCTTACCCTGCTAACTTAGCGGCTTTGGCACAGATGAATGCAAGTATATCACTAAACACAGGTTTAGCTACAGGTATTGTTGCTGCACAGTCAATTAAAGGTTATGAACGTGGAGGTATTATTCCGGGATCAAGCTTTACAGGAGATAGTGTTCAAGCCAATGTAAACTCAGGAGAGATGATTCTTAATAGAGGACAACAAGCTCAGTTATTCCAAGACCTTAACAATGGTGGA